ACAAACGAAATAGTTATAGGCACCCAAGCTCTAGGTCTAGGCTCTAACACTGCGGTTATTGGAGCCACTTTACAACAGTCTGCCACTATTTACGGAACTTTGAATACTCCGAGTGGTATCAGTACATCCGGAATAACTTTAACAGGGCCTAATATACGAACAAATCAATCTCAAGTTAACATGTTTACTGAAACTAATACTGGTATAAAACTTGGTGGAATTGGTTTAACTTTAGTTATGGGTTCTACTTTTAATGGCAGTGAGACAACAATTTCTTCTAAACGCTTTGTAAGTAAAACACACATTTTATTTAATGGACCTGGAATTCAACACCCACACACAATATATCCCAACAACCAATTCCAAGAAACATTTCAGTATGCTTTAGTTGGATTTCCTGACGGATGGTCTGGAACCGTAGATTTATTTACTGTAGATAAAAGAGAATATTCTAATATTGATCTGTTTATTCAATCTGAAAGAGGAATTTCTGGTCAGCCTGTAACAAGAGCATCACAAGTTGATAAAATTTCTGCTATGTATATTGGTGCGGATGATGCGGAGCCCACGCAGTTTGAAGAAGTCACAACATTCAATTACAATAATTATTATACTTTTGCTGTAGGACCTGGTTTATGGGATTATTCGGGTGTTGGAACTACGTTTTTAGAATTCGGATTAACTTGGGATACTGGTAATAATTATAAATTAATGGCCACTATTCCTGAAGGTAAAGCACTTTCAAGCGAAAGTGTATATATAAATATATTACTTACTGGTATAGGAAAAATATTCAGCTCGGGGGGTGATGGTGGTGTTGGTGGTGCTGGTGGAGGTGGTGGACCTCCGTTATGGTGTAATTACTGTGATCCAAACGCTTTTTGTTATACTGCTGAATATTGCCTCGAACCACCAGAATAATTTTTAAGAATATAATTTTTATAACTCATATATACTGATGGAGTATACATTATGGGATGTGGTTGTAATAAAAACAAAACTGAAATTTCGCCTGAAGTAGCACCACAGCAACTAAAAAACATTCTTACAACGAAACTAGGAATGGTTGCTAGTTTTGCGAAAGCTGTGGCTTCGCGGGGAGTAACAAACAAAAAAATAGAACTTCCGGTTAAACAGTTACGAGTTTTAAGTTGTTTCGGAAACGATTCTCAAGGAGGTTCTATTTCTCCTTGCGAACACCTTAAATCTAGCCAGACACCCGGAAAACATTATTGTGGTGGATGTGGTTGTGGAGACAAGCCTAGAACCTGGCTTATAGGAAACAGCAACGAATATTCTAAATTAGATTATCCTGCTTTAAACTGTCCTTTAAAAATGCCCGGATTTACTAATTATGAAGCTACAACACCCGAAGAACAAGTTAACGGAAACACCAGAAAACATCTGATAGAGATGGCAGATTATAAAGAGATAGATAAAGTTCAAACCACCACAAACGAACCTCCTGCAACTTTACAGTAATTGAATTTTTAATTGCCATAAATACCATTAGAGATTTATGGCAACACCAAATTCCAGAGAAACCTTGATACAGTACAGTCTTCGGCAGCTGGGTGCCCCGGTTGTTGATATAAACGTAGACTGGCAACAATGTGAAGATCGCTTAGATGATGCTCTTCAGTACTTTACTGAACGTCATTTTGATGGCGTTGAAAAGGTATTTTTTAAATATCAATTAACAGAACAAGACATACAAAATCAGTATATTTCCACGGACGATATAGGACCTCCCAATGGCATAGACGGCCCTACTGGTAATCAGATTGTTTCTGTTGTTCGAGTTTTACAGTTTGGTTCGTTTGCAAACATTAACATGTTTGATATTCGGTATCAGTTAGCTCTCACAGACTACTTTGGTATAAACAGAAATCTTAGTGGTGTTCATTCCATGGGTCTTGCATCGTATGATGCTACTAAACGATACATTAAACTTATAGAAGATCTTTTTCAGCCAGAAAAAGCTGTAGTGTTCAGTAAAGTAACAAATAAACTATACTTGAATATGAAATGGTCTGAAGAAGCAAAAGCTGGCGATTACCTTATGATTGAAGCGTATGCTGCTTTAAATCCAGAACAGTATACAGAAATATTTAATGATCGTTATCTTAAACGATACCTTACAGCTCTTATTAAAAAACAATGGGGAGCAAACATGTCTAAATTTGATGGTGTGGCTCTTCCAGGCGGTGTTACTCTTAGAGGTGCTCAAATATTTGCTGAAGCCATGACAGAAATTTCTATTATAGAACAAGATATACTTCGTAGTTACGAACTACCAGTTAATTTCATGATGGGATAATATGGCTGTTAATCCTTATTTTAAAGATTATTCGGGAGAACAAGACATTGTTGAAGATCTCACCATAGAGATGATTAAAACAATGGGCCGAGATATGGTTTACATTCCCAGAGATATTGGAAATTTAGATGAAATTTTTGGTGAAGGCAAACAAGTAAGTTTTGATACAGGTGTGCCTTTAGAAATGTATATTGATTCTGTTTCAGGATTCCCAGGCCAAGGAGATATTTCTACAAAGTTTGGTATTGAAATCAAAGATAATATGTATCTAACAGTATCCAGAAAACGGTTCACACAAGAAGTACAAAGCAGACTTCCAGCAATAACACGACCCAGAGAAGGCGATTTAATTTATTTTTCTTTAGCAAAAGCCATATTTGAAATTAATTTTGTGGAACACGAAAATCCGTTTTATCAGCTAGGCAAGTTATATTCATACCAGTTAACTTGTGAACTGTTCTCTTATGATCGTGAAGAATTTAACACCGGAAATTCTGATATCGATAATATTGAAGAAGAAAAATTGGGTCTCACAGGCGAAAACGATATATTTCAAAATGAAGACCAAAACGTGTTTGATTTCACAGAAACAGATCCGTTTTCTGAAGGTAACTACTAATGTTTAACTATTATAATCATGAAACCATAAGAAAATTGGTTATTGCTTTTGGTTCACTGTTTAATAGTATTACAATCAAACAGATTAATGCAAACGGTTCTTTACGAACAAACATAGTTCCTTTAACTTATGGACCTAAAGAAAAATTCATTAAAAGAATAACACAATCCAGTTCTATTAGTGATACTACTCGTGTGCAATTCACAATACCCCAACTAGCCTTTGAAATGACTGGTATGCAGTACGATCCTGCCAGACATTTCAACAAATTAAATAAAAAAACTATAGTTTCTAGTAGCGGTGCAACTTTATCTTTTGCTGAAGTTCCTTATAATTTTGCGTTCAGTCTTTACGCTTATACTAGAAATATAGAAGAAAATCTTCAAATAATGGAGCAAATTCTTCCTCAATTTTCTCCAGAATTTATAGTTACAATTAATTTTAATAGTTTACACCAAAGAGTAGATGTTCCTTTTTTCTTGAGTGCTACCGGTTTAACAGAAGAATATGAAGGAGATTTTAGTACTAGAAGACTTGTTGTAAGCACTTATCAGTTTATTGCTCGCTCTTATGTGTACGGAGAAATTAAACAATCACCAATTATTGCTGGTATATCTTTAGGATATAACAGCGGTTTGTTTGGTGATTTTATTGGAACTTTGCCGCCCCAGCCAGCGCCTCCACCAGGGCCAGAAGAAGAAAATTTGTTTACAAATCCAGGAAATATAGAGCCTTTAATTCCAGAAAGTCCAAATTTCGGACAAGATCCTAATATATTTGGGCCTTGATATATAAAAGTATGGAATCTTCTGATATTATTTCTCAAAATTTAGGTATTGATTTTAAAGGCCCAGAAACATCCATAATCAAAAAAACAGAAACGTCTGGAATAAGTCTAGACGCAGATTTTAATTATGTGCGAGACAATATTAAAACTCTTATTAACAACGGATCTGATGCTGTGGAAGAAATACTTAAAGTTGCAAAAGCTGGCGATTCTCCCAGAGCTTATGAAGTTTTAGGACAGCTGCTTAAAACTGTTTCAGAAATGAATAAAGATCTTATTGATCTGTATCAGAAAACAAAAGCAGCCAAGAAAGAAGATATTAAAGTTAATCATACCACAAACAATTCTATCTACGTGGGTTCTACCAGTGAATTACAAGATCTGATTAATACTAATCGTAGTCGCAAAAAAGCATTAGACAGTCAAACCTTTTTAGATAATAACAATGGGGTATAAGAAAAAAACAGGATATCTGGGAAATTCTAATCTTAAAGAGATTGGAACTCAGATAGAATTTACTAAAGAGCAGGTTGAAGAGTATATTAAATGCTCTAATGATCCAGTATATTTTATTAAAAAATATATCAAAATTGTAACCTTGGATAAAGGTTTAGAACCTTTTAATCTTTACGATTATCAAGAAAACATTGTTAACACTATTCAAAACAATCGTTATGTGATAGCCAAGCTACCTCGTCAAACCGGCAAAAGTACCACCACTGTTGCGTGGATGGTTCATTATTTGGTTTTCAATCAAAACGTAAATATTGCTATTCTTGCAAACAAATTAAAAACTGCAATGGAAATCATGAAGCGACTCAAAGAAGCCTACGAGTATCTTCCTAAATGGCTTCAACACGGTGTTGTGGAATGGAACAAAACTTCTATTGCTTTAGAAAATGGTTCTCGGGTTATGGCTTCTGCTACTTCTGCTTCTGCAGTACGTGGCGGTTCTTACAACGTCATTTTCCTTGACGAGTTTGCCCACGTTCCTTCAAACGTTGCAGATGAATTTTTTAGCTCTGTATATCCCACGATTACATCCGGTACAACCACCAAAGTTATCATAGTTTCTACTCCTAATGGTTTAAACATGTTTTACAATCTTTGGCAAGGAGCAAACAGAAAACCCGGAGAAGAAGGGAAAAACGAATACATTCCTATAGAAGTACAATGGACTCAAGTTCCTCTTTATCCCGGTGGACCTCTTAGAAACGAAAAATGGAAAGAAAGAACCATCAAGCAGTTAGGTGGAGGATCTGGAGGCGAACAAAAGTTTCGTAGTGAATACGATTGTGATTTTATTGGCTCTTCTAACACTCTTATTTCTAGTTCTAAATTACATGTGTTAGTTCCTAAAAAGCCTATAAATGTAACTAAAGAAGGTCTTTGGATTTATGAAGAACCCAAATCTAACAGAGCGTATGTTATGACTGTAGACACTTCTAGAGGTCAAGGAAAAGATTATAGTGCAGCCGTAGTATTTGATATAACTGAAGCACCGTATCGAATTGTAGCAAAATATCGAAACAATATCATATCTCCCATGTTATTGCCTACGCTTCTGGCTGCTTTAGGTAAAAAATATGGAAATGCTTATATTTTAGTTGAAGTTAATGATATTGGAGGTCAAGTAGCAGACATTCTTCATTACGATCTAGAATACGATAACCTGCTAATGAGCATGAACAAAGGCCGTTCGGGTATGGTTTTAAACGGAGGATTTGGTAGAGGCGAAACCATAATGGGTGTCCGAACTACTGCAACAGTTAAGAAATTAGGATGTTCTATACTTAAAAGTCTTATAGAACAAGATAAATTGATTATCGAAGACGAAGATACTATTAAAGAACTTTTATCGTTTGTGGCAAAATGGAACAGCTTTGGGGCGGATGATGGGCACACAGACGATCTGGTAATGTGTCTGGTAATATTTTCTTGGTTGACTAAACAAGGATATTTTAAAGAAATAACTAATATTGATATCAGAAAAGAACTTTTTGATGGTGAAATCAAGAAAATTGAAGAAGATGACTGGTTGGGATTTGGATTTATATCTACTGTAGATAATGACGATATTCAAATAAAACCTGAAGAAAGTGGAGGAGATAACTGGTCTATAGTCAGGGGCTGAAAAAATATAAATATAATGTAAAATCATTATCTAGGAGCAAAAATGTCTATAACAGTTCAAGATAACACATTTACTTCCACAACAACTGCCGAGGCTCCTTCTACATTTGTGGCTGGCACTGTTTCTTTTAGTGGCCTGATTCCTTTATTTGGAACCACAGGAAGTAACGGAACGTCTGAAACCGAAATAGGCTTGATGACCATACCCAGTTTAACAAACTGGTTTTCTAGACTATATTCCAGACCTGCAGGGATTTCTGGACCAACCGGACCATGGGCTCCAGAGTGGTGGGCTGTTCACAATTATTTACAATACGGAGGTATATGTGTTATTGGTGCTACAGGATCTACAGGAGATTATTACAACCAAAACGGAACAATAACACCAACAGCAACTCCATTACACAACAAATCTTTAGTTACTTTAGACGCGGTTTTTGATGCAGGAAATACTGCTTCAGCAGAAGCAGCAATAAGCGTCTCTACCACCAGAGAAGATTGTTTGGCTGTAATTGGAAACTATAAAAGAATAACAGGAGTTCCTGGTTTAGCAGAAAATTACACAGACAGAACTGCTGATTTTGGTTTTGATACTGTTAGTCCGTATGTGATTTACGTTGCTGGTAGAAAAAAGTTTACTGCAGGTGTAGGAACCACAGTAAATATTTTAGAAAATAACATGAGCCCAGACGTTGCTGGTTGTATGGCGCGTTCTGCCCGAGACGAAAACGTATGGTCTTCTCCTGCAGGAAAAACAAGAGGTAGAATTTTAGGCGTTGTTTCTTTACAACAGAATTTCACAGAAAGTGATTCTAACTATCTTTATGGAGGTGGTGTGAATCCTGTTATGACTATACCAGGTCAAGGAACTTTCTTGTTAGGAAATAAAACATCATCTACAACTAGTGCTACTTTGAGTCGTATTAACACTACCAGCATGATTGTTTATATTCGTAAGCAACTGTTAAATGTTGCAGAAGATCTTCTTTTCGAAATTAATGACACTGAAACTCGACAACGAATGATAAATTTAGCTACTCCTATATTAGAATCTGTTTTGGGAGGAAACGGCATTTCTTCTTATCGTTTAGTTTGTGATGAAACAAACAACACTGAAGCCGTGATTGCTGCTGGTCAGTTAGTGTTCGACGTATTTGTGAATGCCACATTTGCCGCAGAAACATTAGTCATAAGAATTACAAACACAACAACTTCTGAAGCGACTGTTTCATAAGGAAATTAAATGTCACAATCGATAACAGATTTTATCAACAATTTCGGTGGTGGTACCAGAACAAACCGATTTAGAATTAATGGTGCGATTGGTCGTGCCGGTGGGAGCAGCACGTCATTTAATCCTTTTCATGTTAGAGCAGCAACACTGCCGTCTGCACAGGTAGGAGCAATTCCTGTAAATTATCGTGGAAGAACTGTGAATTATCCTGGAGACAGAAGCTATCTGCCTTGGCAAATAGTTGTTTTAGACGAAAATCCAAACGAAAAACGAGTGCCTGGAGGAAAAACTATTTACGGAGCATTTCATGATTGGCACGAGTCTATAAATAGTCATGCAGGCAATGTTTCTAGTCAGACACGACCAGATAGGCATTTTTCTTCTGCATGGAATATAGAACAACTAGATGTTAATGGAAGAAGCACATTAAGAAAGTTTGATCTTTATAATTGCTGGCCTATTCAGGTTGGACCGCTAGATTTAAATATGGATCAAGACAACACTCTTGGTTCTTTTATTGTGACCGTAGCGTACAGTCACTACATATTTGCTAATAGAAGGTGAAATTTATATGGAATTTGAATTATTTGGATTTAGTATAGGTAAAAAAAAGCAAGAAGATGTAAAAGCCACACAAGAGGTTATTACACCTGATTCGTATGACGGTTCTTATATTTTAGAAACTGGTGGTGTTTTCGGAACTTTTGTTGATTTTTCTGGTGCTGTCCGCGACGAAAATCAGTTAATTCAGCATTACCGTTCTATGGCACTTTATCCTGAAGTGGACGCTGCCATAGAAGATATTGTGAACGAAGCTATTGTTATGGACCAAGATCGCAAGCCTATAAAATTAGATTTGGACCGAGTAAATCTTTCTGAAACTATTAAAACTAAAATATATTCAGAATACAATCATCTGTTACGTTTAATAGATTTTTCTAACCGAGCATCTGATATTTTTAGGCGATGGTATATTGATTCTAAACTGTATTACTACAAGAAAATTGATAAAAATGATATCAGAAAAGGTATCACTGAACTGGTTCCTATTGATCCTGTAAAAATAAAGAAAATTAGAAAGATAGAAAAAGATAAAGCAATTTACGGAGGAATGGGGCCGTTTTCTCCTATTAAAAATATTCAAGAATACTTTGTTTACACAGACACCGACAAAGATTCTGCGTTTCCTACAACTTCTACAGGATGGAAAATAGCACCAGACACTATTGCTTACGTGCATTCTGGTATTATCGATTCTGCAACAAAACGGGTTGTAGGATATCTACAAAAAGCTGTTCGGCCATTAAACTTACTACGACAAATAGAAGATGCTGTGGCTATTTACCGTATTTCTCGTGCACCAGAACGACGCATATTTTATGTGGACGTAGGTAATTTGCCCAAGCAAAAAGCAGAGCAATATCTTCGTGAAATTATGAACAGGTATCGTAACAAAGTTATTTACGATCCTAAAACCGGAGAAATTAAAGATGAACGCAACCATATGAGCATGCTTGAAGATTTCTGGATGCCTCGCCGTGAAGGTGGGCGTGGAACGGAAATCAGCACTCTTGATGGCGGGCAAAATCTGGGACAAATGGAAGACGTGATGTACCTGTTACAAAAGCTGTATCGTGCTTTAGGTGTTCCTCTTTCACGAATGATGCCAGACACCGGATTTAACATGGGCCGTTCTGCTGAAATTACACGAGACGAAGTTAAATTTAATAAATTTATAGATCGTCTTAGACAAAGATTCAGTTCTTTCTTCTTGGATCTTTTAAAAACTCAGGTAATTCTTAAAGGATTAATGGCTGAAGAAGATTGGAATCGTGTAAATCATGATATAACCTTTAAATTTAATAATGATTCGTATTTCACAGAACTCAAAAATAACGATATTATGAGAGAGCGATTAGATATTATTGCTGCTGTAACTCCTTATATCGGTCAATTCTTTTCTAAAGAATACGTTCGAAAGCACATGTTGAAACAAGATGATGAAGAAATTCTAGAAATTGATGCACAAATCAACCGAGAAATGCAGAAACAACTAGAAGCTCAAGAAGCAGAAGCGTATCAACAAATGTTGTCTGGAGAAACACCAGAAGACGCAGAAGAATCTGAAACAGAAGGAGAAACGGAAGAACCGCAATGAACACTGTAGTAAGGCTGGTAGAAATGATTCTAAGAGGAAAAACTGACCAATTCAAAACGGTAATGAAAGAAGAATTGGAACAGCGAACCTCTATTTTAATGGAAAAATTGTATAAAATGGAATCAGAAGCCTTGTTAGAACAAATACAAGAAACAGCCAATACTGAAGTGGATGTTGCTCCTGTGATACTTAAAAAAGATCCGGTTCCACAATTTGTTCCAGAAAGCACATATTACCTGAAAGACGGTAATATTGGAATAGTTAAAGAATCAGAAAAAGCGTTAATAAGTAAATTATACGAAAAACTAAATAGTATGAACAAGGAAAGACTGGTAAAACTGTTATCAGAATCTAAACAATCTTTTAACAGGGTTCTGAATTTAGCAAAGAATGAAAATAAAGGCAAGGAATAACCTATGGAACACAATTTAAAATCTTTTATACATCTAGTTGCTAACGAAGATTTAGCAAAAGCTCAAGACGTTATTAAACAACGCTTAAACGAAAAATTAAATTCAATTATGAGCGACAAGTTTGAAGATTACGCTCCTTCTATTTTTGAAGCTGCAAAACCGGATTTTCTAGATTTAGACGGTGATGGCGACAAAGAAGAATCTATGAAAAAGGCAGCTGAAGAAGCTGAAGAAGGAGAAGATGAGGATGTGGAAGAGGACGAGGAGCAATCTGAGGAAGAAGAAGAAGGTGAGACCGAAGACGAAGAAGACGAGGAAACTGAAGAAGACTCTGAAGAAACAGAAGAAGAGCAAGACTAATGAAACTAATAACTGAAACAGTTGAGCAAGTAGAATTTTTAACAGAAGCTGCTGCTGATGGCGGTAAAAATTATTTCATTGAAGGTACTTTTATGCAAGCTGATACCCTTAACAGAAATAAAAGAGTTTACCCTAAAAATATTTTGTTAAATGAAGTAAACCGTTACAACAAAGAATATGTTGCTAACAGCAGAGCTTTTGGAGAGTTAAATCATCCTGCAGGTCCAACAGTAAATCTTGATCGTGTTGCAATAATTATTAAAGAATTAAATTGCAACGGTTCAGATGTGTACGGTAAAGCTAAAGTCATGGGTACTCCCATGGGCGAGATTGTAAAAAATCTTATTAATGAAGGAGCTCGTTTAGGCGTTTCTACTCGTGGTATGGGCTCACTGAAAGCTCGAAACGGTTACAACGAAGTTCAACCCGATTTCATGCTTTCTGCTGTGGATCTTGTTGCTGACCCTTCTGCTCCTAATGCTTTTGTGAACGGTATCATGGAAGGTAAAGAATGGATATGGGATAATGGAATTCTTGTGGAACGTCAAATAGAAGAATATCAAAATGAAATTAAAAAAAGTTCTATTAAAAATTTAGAAAGCAAAGCAATACGTTTATTTGAAGATTTTCTAAGAAAACTAAAATGAAACCTCAGACACTTATAAATCTACAAGAATCTGTAACTCCTTCGTATCGTTTTAGTCGTGGAGGATTGAAATCTTTATTAGAAAATAAAGATCAAGATGATTCAATGAGCTGGACCGAAGCAGGCAAAGAAGCTTTAGATATACTATTAAAAAATCCTATTGCCGGTTTAGCTACTCCTCCAAAAATGGTGGCTCCTTCTTTGTTGGGTGTTCAAAGTCAGTTAGGTTGGACTCCGGATGCAGCCAAAAAATATAGACAGCATTATAAAGGAACAATAGGTTCATTGCCAGCTTTTCTGGCTTCGCTGGGCGGAGCAGCAGGAGCAGGAAAAGCTGCTGGAGCTGCAGGAAAAGCTGCAGGAAAATTAATTTCAGGAATTCCTGGAATAGGAGCAGCTAAAGCTGTAGGAAAAGCACTTGGACCTTTAGCTGGTGCTATAGCAGGCCCTCTTCTTTCTTATGGCGGGGGTGTGGTTGATGGAGCCACAGAAACTGCTGCAGACTTGTTAACCCGAGCATTTCTAGATCCTAGAGCAGGAACCAGATAACGAATTTAGAAAATATCAGATTTTATAAATATAAAGGTACAGGAAAAAAACACATGAAAAACAAACAACAAGCAAGACCCGTAGTAATGGACGCAACAGGCAAAGGAGATATGGATGCTTCTGGGCGTGGGAGTTTTCTAGGAACTTTAGACACCACCCAGCAAGAAGCCGCATTACAAAGAAACATGGCTCTTCAGCCTGGAGTTGGTGGAATTGATGATCCAAGAGCAGAATCTCAAGCGAAACAGCAAGGAAGAATGGCTGCTATGAACGAACATCTTCAAAATCTTTTTGATGGTGAGGCTCTTTCTGAAGAGTTCATGAGCAAAGCTTCAGTGATTTTTGAAGCTGCTTTAAACGAAAGAACCACTTTTATTCGTGAAGAACTTCTAAAAGAAAGTGCTTCACTTATCCAAGAAGAAGTAAGCAAGACTGTAAACGAACTAGCTACCCGTTTAGACGAATATCTAAACTACGTTGTAGAAGAGTGGATGAAAGAAAACAAGCTTGCAGTAGAGTCTGGTATTCGTACCGAGATTGCTGAAAGCTTTATTGGTGGTTTAAAGAATCTGTTTGAAACCCACTATATCGAAGTTCCTGAAAGCAAGCACGATGTGCTAGAAGATCTGTTCTCTGAAAATCAACAACTAGAAGATACTTTAAACGAACACATCAAAAATAATCTAGAACTTCGCAAAGAACTTGTTGCGGGTCAAGCTCGCACCATTTTCTTAGGAGCTGTTTCAGACATGTCTCAGGTAGATGCAGAGCGTTTAGCTTCACTAGCTGAAAGTATCGATTTTAACGGTGCTGAAGATTTTGCTAACAAGCTTGCCATCATCAAAGAAAATTATCTTAAGGCTGCTCCAGCCCCAGCCCAGGATATGGAAACTCTTACAGAACAAAGGAATATACCACAGTTAAGTGATGGTCCAATGTCTGTATATGTAAACACTGTGGGCCGTCAAGTCAAAAAATACTAAAATATAAATAAATTAAAATCAAGGAGAAAACTAACATGTCAATGGACTTTTCAGACAACACCCCCTACGACACCCTCGTAGAAAAATGGAATCCTCTACTAAGCCACGAGGCACTTCCTGAAATCGGAGACTCTTATCGTAAGAAAGTAACTGCTCAACTACTAGAGAACCAAGAGCGTGCTCTACGTGAGCAATACCTGGTTGAAACCCCCAACAACTTTATGGGTGGCAATCCAGCAACTGGTCAAGTCGGTGCTGCCTCTGGTGGTATCGCAGGTTACGATCCTATTCTGATCAGCCTAGTTCGTCGTTCCATGCCTAACCTCATGGCTTACGATCTAGCTGGCGTTCAACCCATGAGTGCACCAACCGGCCTCATTTTCGCTATGCGTAGCCGTTACACCAAGCAAGGTACTCTCGGTAATGTTGCTGGTGCTGCTAACGGTGCTGGCCGCGAAGCTCTATTCCAAGAAGCTTTTGCTCAGTTCGGTGGTTCAGGTTCTACTTCTGCTGGTGCTGCATTCTCAGCTACTGGTGGTATTAATCCTGTCGGTAAAACCGGTAGTAACGACGGCGGTTTTGCTCAAGGAGCAAATTTCGGTATCCGCGATAGCTCATTTGATATTAATTCATTCCGCGCTATGTTAACCAGCCGCGCTGAAGGTTTAGGTGAAACTGGTGCACCTTTCCAAGAGATGGCATTCAGCATTGAGCGTCTAGCTGTAGAAGCCAAGACTCGTGCTCTAAAAGCTGAGTACACCACTGAGCTAGCTCAAGACCTTAAGGCTGTTCACGGTCTTGACGCTGAGAGTGAGCTTGCTAACATTCTTAGCAGCGAAATTCTCAACGAAATCAACCGCGAGCTAATTTACACTCTATACCGCACTGCCAAGACTGGTGCTAATCAATCAGATCTAACCGCTTTCAGTAGTGGTGGTGGCGTATACGATCTAAACACCGACTCTGATGGTCGTTGGAGTGCCGAACGATTCCGTGGTCTCATGTTCCAAATCGAACGTGAAGCCAATGTGATCGCCAAGGAAACTCGTCGTGGCAAGGGCAATTTCGTTGTCTGCTCTAGCGACGTAGCTTCTGCTCTAGCAATGGGTGGATTCTTAAACCTTACTCCTGCTCTACAACCTCAACTAGAGGTTGATGACACAGGCAGCACTTTTGCTGGTATCCTTAACGGCAAGTTCAAGGTTTACATTGATCCATACGCTGCTCTAGGTGCCAACTTCTGCATGGTAGGCTACCGTGGTGCTAGCCCATACGACGCTGGTGTGTTCTATTGTCCATACGTTCCTCTCCAAATGGTGAGAGCGGTGGATCAAAGCACTTTCCAACCCAAGATTGGATTCAAGACTCGTTACGGTATGGTAAGCAATCCGTTTGCTGAGAACACTGATATTAATGCTCTCGGCGGAAATCAATACTACCGCATCTTTGCAGTCAACAATCTGCACGGTAACACTGGTTTCGGTCTCTGATCTAAACTTTAACAACAATTAACGTTAAGGGCTCCCCGTGAAAAGGGAGCCCTTTTCGTTTACCTAAATATTAGTATGCCAACACATAATGCATTACAAGTAAATTATTTTAAATTTGTTTTGGACCGAGTTCCAAACATGGTTTACTTTTGTCAGACTGCTAATCTGCCTGGTCTTGGTTTCGGAGTAACCACACAACCCACAAATCTAGGATATCCAGTTCAAGTTCCAACAGGATCGTACAGATTTGAAAATCTAGAACTTTCATTTCGTGTAGACGAAAATATAGGTAACTGGCTAGAAATTTACCGTTGGATGACTGATATTGGAAATTATGATGATTCTGATGGAACTAAAAAATATGTGGATAAAACCAGTGATGCAAGACTTCTGATAACCAACAGTTCGTATAAGCCTAAATGGGGAGTTCATTTTGCACACGTATTTCCAACCTATCTTAGCAGTTTAAATTTCAGCACAACCCAACCCCAGTCTGTGGAAATGATTGCTGTTGTTAGGTTTGCGTTTACTACGTACACGATTACCGGTTTAACTGGAGCATAATATATTTGAATTTTTATTATTTGAGTGTATACTTTACCTATGAATCTAGACGAACTTAAGAAAATGATTAGTGAAGATATCAAGATCAATCAAACCGAACTTGACCGAGAATCTGCTAATACTCCTCAAATTCATAATAAATATCTAACATTTTTTATGGATGAACGATTGAAACTTCAAAAATTAGAACGAGAAGCGGCTGCTCTTCGGCGCAATAAATGGTTATATTACACAGGCCGAATGAGTAAAGAAGAACTAGTACACCACGGCTGGGAGCCTTTCGAATTAAATGTCCTTAAAACTGAGGCAGACGATCTTATAGAATCTGATCCAGACTGGCTTAAACTTCAAGAGAAAGTTTCGTATCAGAAAGAAAAAGTTAATTATCTTGAAGGTGTGGTTAAAATTATTAATAATCGTCAATGGCAGATTCGAGCCATGATTGATTGGATTAAATTTACTCAAGGAGTGTAATTGGCAGATTTAAAGATCACTCAACCTGATGCAGTAATGCTTAAAATTGAATGTGATCGCTCTTTAGCCAAAGAGTTGAACAGTTACTTTACGTTTACTGTTCCTAATTTTCAGTACACACCTGCCTTTAAAAAACGCCTATGGGACGGTAAAATCCGTTTATTTAATTTGTACACCCAAACACTATTTGCCGGATTACGAACACAACTGATTAAATTTGCTAAAGATCGGGGATATACTTGGGAGGAATCTCTGATTCCTTATAATACCCCGGCACCCGAAAAAGTCAAAGAATTTATAGCCGGTTTACCGGTAAACGCAGGAGGCAAGGAGATCAAGCCTTACGATTACCAGGTAGAAGCCGTCCTGCACGCTTTGGATCGATCCAGAGCCCTCCTAGTGTCTCCTA